TCCAATGGCAGATATGGGCGGCGATCCAGCAGACGATATGATGGGTGACGTTGAGCCAGCAGGCGATATGGATATGGATATGGGCGACGAAGAAGGCGGCGAAGAAGATCTAGAAGATCGTGTTGTTGACCTAGAAGACGCTCTAGATGATCTTAAAGCAGAATTTGAAAAAATGATGTCAGATGATGAAGGCGATGACGAAGGCGAAGATGACGCTGAAATGGATATGGATATGGGCGACGAAGGTGACGACGAAGCCGAAGAAGAATCTGTTGCGTTTGAATCAGATGATGAAGAAGTAGACGAAGAAGCTGATGAAGAAGTAGAAGAAACTTCAAAAGCTCCTAAGTCACAAACAGAGCAGATGCGTGAGTACGTTGAAAAAGTTGCAGGTGGACACGGTGCAGAAACTAAAGGCAAAGCCGAAAGTGGTGCAAATACTAAGTCAGCTGTAGCAAGCAAAAACGATATGGGCGGAACTGCTTCAAACTTGGCACAAAGCGACACAGGCGATGTTGTAGAAGCTGGTAAAGGTGCTCTAAAAGGCAGCGCACTAAGCGATACTACAGCAAAAGAAGATAGCGCAGGAAATGTAAACGTTCCAGGCGGTAAAGCTTCTAAGTCAATGAAAGCAATGCCAAAGGGCCACGGCGCTGAGAAAAAAGGCGCAGGCGAATCAGGTACTAACAGCAAACCAGTTGTTGGCGCTTAAAAAGTAAGGAAGACTGAATGAAAAACTTACGAGAGCATTTGACATTTGACCAAGCAGGTATGGTCGTTGAGTCATCGGAAAATCCCAACGGGGGCAAAGACCTTTATATGAAAGGCATCTGCATACAAGGTGGTGTGCGTAATGCAAACCAGCGTGTATATCCTGTAAACGAGATTGGAAGGGCTGTCAAAACTCTCAATGATCAAATAAGCGGAGGATATAGTGTTCTCGGAGAAGTTGATCATCCAGACGGACTTAACATTAACCTAGATCGTGTAAGCCATATGATCACAGAAATGTGGATGGATGGACCAAACGGTTACGGAAAGCTAAAAATATTACCAACCCCGATGGGACAATTAGTACAAACAATGCTAGAAAGCGGAGTTAAACTAGGTGTTTCATCTAGGGGCTCTGGAAATGTTTCAGAAAGCGGAAACGGTGAAGTTTCTGATTTCGAAATTATAACAGTAGACGTTGTGGCGCAACCAAGTGCGCCAGGCGCATACCCAACACCAATCTACGAGCACCTAATGAATGCTCGTGGCGGTTACAAGGCATACGAATTGGCACAGGCTACTAAACACGACGACAAGGCACAGAAATACTTAAAAGAATCGTTGATTAATATAATCAATAGACTCCAATAAAAGGAGAAAATAATATGTTGGATGCACTTAAAACACTTTTCGAAAATGATGTAGTTTCAGAAGAAGTGCGCTCCCAAATTGAGGAGGCGTGGGATGCCAAGGTGAAAGAAAATCGCCTAGCAGTAACAGCCGAATTACGTGAAGAATTTGCTAAAAAGTATGAACACGATAAATCAACTATGGTTGAAGCAATCGATTCTATGCTTGGAGAGCGATTAACTTCAGAACTTCAAGAGTTTGCGGAAGATCGCAAACAACTAGCAGAAGCCAAAGCAAAGTATGCCATTGCAATGCGTGAAAATGCAAGTCTAATGAAAAATTTTGTAATGGAAGCTCTGAAAAAAGAAGTTGGAGAACTACACGAAGACCAAAAGTCAATGGCAACAAAGTTTGCACAACTTGAAGAATTTGTTGTAGACGCATTATCTAAGGAAATTGCAGAATTTTACGAAGATAAGAAAGACTTAGCTGAAACCAAGGTTAAACTTGTAAAAGAAGCTAAAGAAAAGTTCGCTGTAATTCAGAAGAACTTTATTTCCAAAAGCGCAGAAAAAGTATCATCTATTGTTGAATCAACTCTTAATAAAGAAATTGGTCAACTTAAAGAAGATATTGAATCTGCACGTAGAAACGACTTTGGACGCAAAATATTTGAAGCATATGCTTCAGAGTATGCTGGCTCTTACTTAAATGAGAAGTCAGAAACTGCAAAACTAATGAAAGTTATTGACGCAAAAGACAAGCAACTTTCAGAAGCAAAAGCATTTGCATCTAAAGCAAAACAATTAGCAGAAGCAGTTAATGTTGAAAAACAAAAACTTGTTGAAACAGCTAATAGAGAAAAAGTTATGAACGAATTAATGGCTCCCCTAAACGGTAGTCAGCGTGAAATAATGACAGACTTACTGGAATCAGTACAAACTACTCGCTTAAGAGCACAGTTTGACAAGTACCTACCGGCAGTTATCGACGGTAATACTCCAGCCAAGAAGAAGGCAGTTTTATCAGAAGGCAAAGAAATCACAGGCAATAGAGAAGAAATAACTAGTTCTAAAGCAGGCGCAGACAATAATGTTGTTGACATTAAGCGTCTAGCAGGATTAAAATAAGGAGAAACCAAATGTCAGAACTACTAGAAAGTCGCTGGCAGGATACAAAAACTGCACTTCTTGAAGGCCTTGACGGCAACAAGAAAGCTGTAATGGCAACTACATTGGAAAATACTAAAAAGTATTTGTCAGAGAGTGCTACAGCTGGTGCAACTTCTGCCGGTAATGTTGCAACTCTTAACAGAGTTATCCTACCCGTCATCAGACGTGTAATGCCAACAGTCATTGCTAATGAAATTGTTGGTGTTCAGCCTATGACTGGACCAGTGGGTCAGATCCACACACTAAGAGTACGTTATGCTGAAACAGCTGACAACGTAACTGCTGGTGATGAGGCTCTTTCACCATTCAAGATCGCTAGTGCTTATTCAGGTAACAACGACGACAGCAACCCTGCTGCCGATTCAACTGCTACTTTAGAAGGTACAGCTGGCAAGAAAATGTCAATTCAGATCTTGAAACAAACTGTCGAAGCGAAAACCAGAAAGCTATCAGCTCGCTGGACATTCGAAGCGGCACAAGATGCTCAATCACAGCACGGTATTGATGTTGAAGCAGAAATTATGGCTGCTCTAGCACAAGAAATTACCGCTGAAATTGACCAAGAAGTACTAACTTCACTACGTGCTCTATCAGGCACAGCAGTTGAAACTTACGACCAAGCGGCTGTAAGCGGTACTGCTACTTTCGTTGGTGACGAACACGCCGCATTGGCAGTTCAAATCAACCGCGCAAGTAACTTGATTGCACAGCGTACACGTAGAGGCGCAGGTAACTGGGCAGTTGTAAGTCCATTTGCACTTACAATTCTTCAGTCTGCTACAACTTCTGCGTTTGCAAGAACTACTGAAGG